CCTCCGCCAACTCCGAACTCGCCTCAAGAGCGGCGTGATACATGGTCTCAAATATGCGCGCATTGATTTCCTTCGCTTCGTCGGAATCAAATGCGTGGCGACAAAGAATGAATACATCCGCGAGACCCTGAACACCGAGACCAATTGGACGGTGTCTCATATTAGATTTACGAGCAGTCTCAACGGGGTAAAAATTTCTATCAATAACTCTGTTTAGGTTTTTGGTGACAGTTTTCGTAACTTCGTGGAGTTTTTCATAATCAAATGTCTTTGTCTCTGGATCCACATACTTGGGGAGAGCGATTGATGCGAGGTTACACACAGCCGTCTCATCTTTGTCTGTAAATTCCAAGATTTCTGTACAGAGATTGGAACTCTTGATCACACCCAAGTTCTTTTGGTTACTCTTTTGGTTACAGGCGTCTTTGTAAAGCATGTATGGTGTACCAGTCTCGGTTTGAGACTTGAGAATAGCTTTCCACACATCGGCAGCTGGCACCGTCGCAGTCGCCCGACCTTCTTCCTCGTACTTTGTGTAGAGGGCTTCAAACTCCTCACCCACGGCATCGGAGAGACCGGGTGCCTTGTCTGGACAAAAGAGAGACCAATTGCCACTCTCCTCAACTCTCTTCATGAAGAGATCTGGAATCCAGAGAGCGGAGAAGAGATCGCGGCACCGCGCCTCCTCGTCACCTTGGTTGAGACGCAACTCAAGGAACTCCATGATATCCGCGTGCCATGGCTCAAGATAGACTGCGATAGATCCCTTTCGACGCCCAGCTTGATTTACATAGCGCGCTGTGGCGTTAAATACGCGAAGCATTGGAATAATACCATCTGATTGACCATTTGTCCCCCGAATACGAGATTTATTGGCTCTCACATCATGGATGTGCATCCCAATACCCCCAGCCCACTTTGAGATTTGGGCACATTCAGTGAGAGTGCCGTAAATGCCATTGATTGAGTCCTCCTTGTTGGCGATAAGGAAGCAACTGGACATTTGGGGTCTTGGTGTACCAGCATTGAAGAGGGTTGGTGTTGCGTGAATGAACATACCACGGGACATCTTGTCGTATGTCTCCAAGACAGAATCAATGTCTTCCCCATGAATACCGATGGCCACGCGCATAAACATGTATTGGGGTGTTTCCATGAGGATGCCATCGAGCCGTTGAAGATAGCTCTTCTCAAGGGTTTTGAGACCAAAGTAACCAAAATCATAGTCTCTCTTCGTGTCAATGTCATCCCTCACGCGACCCGCGATGCGTCCGACTTCTTCAGTCACAATACCCGCTTTTGCCAACTTCTTCATAGCGATGTGGAAGTTATTGGGACACACCTTCTGGATGTTACTGGCAGTTATACGAGTTGCGAGAGTTTCATAATCGGGGTCTGATGTAATCATCCCAACGCATATTTCGGCAGAGAGAGTATCAATCTCCTGAACGGTAATACCATCGTAAAGGGATGATGCAACCTGTTGGGCAACCTTGGAAGAGTCGCAATTTTCTGAGAGTCCATACGTTAGATTCTTGATCCTATTGGTGATGTTATCAAATTTCATATCCTCAATACGACCTGAGCGCTTAACAACCCTCATTTAGTTTTATTACTTGTTTTATTTTTAACTTACTTGCGGCACTTTTCAAGATCACCACTTGTAACCTTGACAGTACCAAAGGTTTCAAACTTACGATCCTTCTGGAGAAGATAGGTGTTATTGAAAAAGCGACCTTCTTCACCTGGTTTACTCACTGGGGCGTATGACCCAACGAAGCAGGCTGGGGGTTGGCATGGGATTTGTTCAACATTTGTGGGTTTTCCGTTGTATGCCTCATCGAAGTCAGCGATGTTCAACATTTAGTATTTACAAAGTTTTTTTTCCAGGTCTATATTAAATGTGTGACAATCTCCACCTCGACTCTCTCAAGCAGTGTGAGACTCCACTCAACACCCTATTTTTTTCCGAGTTCAACCAAAATATCCTCCAGCGTGGAATCCGTCAGGCGTTCAAGAATAAAACGGGCATTGCCATTGACCGTCAAAACCCAGATGACTTGTACAGCATCATGCGTGTTGTCTTCATTAACAACTCTGGTGATCACTACTCTCGTGTAAACGAACAAGTGCGAACGATGAACGGACGCGTCATTGAAACTGCGCTCTCTCAAATACAGACCGGTGTCTCACAATATATGGCATATGTTAAAGACATTGACACCATCTCTACACCCCTTGATCAACCAATCAATACCAGTACTGTTGGTAAAAAGATTGGATACAATAACAAGATTGGTATCAATTAAAGTTTTGAGTTGTTAACAAGATAAGATGAGTCTGAATTATTATAAATCAGAAACAGAAAAAGTATGTAAATCAAAGGGATGGGATCGTGCAGCGGTAGATACAGTGTGGCTTCTACTGACGGAGGAAGTTGGGGAATTGGCGTCTGCGATTCGTCAATATAAGAGGACTTACAAGAAGACGGGACTCAAGAAGGAGAGGGGTACAGATGTCATGATGGAGATGGGTGATGTCTTCAGTTATCTCTTTCAACTCGCTCACATGTTAGATGTTGATTTGGATAAGATGTGGGAAGAACACCGATCTAAAATGAAGACGAAAAAATATAATCTGAAGTAACATTAACTATGAGTAAGTACATGCTCAATGATGAAGATGCTATCAATGATGTGAATCCATTTGTCACACACGATTTCTCCCTTCCAGGGGGTGTGAGACAGACTGGAGACTTTGAGGATTTTTCTGAAATGAGAAATGAACCTGGGATTCCAGAACAGGAACGTAGTGTCTATTGCGACTATGGTCTTTGCAAGGAATCTACAAGTGAATGTTCTTTATCTAGACCACTTCACCCCCACCGAAACAATGACACTGGGTTTACAAAGAATGATAGAACTTTTATTCAAAAGGTTGTTGTCGGTGTCGCCAAGAATCCAAAGTTTTCTATTATTGGTGCGTCGATTCTCCTTTTGGCTATTCTCCTAATTGTATACTATATACGACGCTAAAGAAGTACTCGAGACGAGATTCATCTTGCGTTCTTTGAACAATATCCAATAGGGTATCTTCACAAAACTTTTTAATAAACTCCCTCTGCCAAGCACTCTTAATGTTAATCCAAGGTGGCTGGAATGTGGGATCTAGAATTTTGCTCGCGTAAGCTGTCCGAATGTATGTATGTACACTGCGTCTATCGGCCACAATATTTTCAAGGGCCAATTCGGCCATTTTTTGGCGGACTTCAAGGGTCTTTTCACACATCGTGTCTAAGAACTTTTCATATGGAATAGACTGTGTTTTGGAATTGAGCACAACCCAATCGGCGAGGGGCTTTGTGTTAATGTAGTCTACATAGGTCTCATAGCCCTTACCCCTCACAAATCGCTCATATTGAATCTCAACATATTCCAATTCAGACTCAACATCGTAGACAGCCTTAGCTGACTTGATGAAAGATGTCATTTTGATCTACAGACGAATATAATCTCTAAGTAATGTAAAAGATGTCCCGGGTTGCTATAATTGGTGTACTTGGCTTGATGATATGTTGTTGTTCCAGTTCGGCTTCGGCAGCTATGCTCATGATGGGTGGCGATGATGACACCTCCCCATCCCCAGGACCCTCGTCCACAGGACCCTCGTCCACAGGACCCTCGTCCACAGGACCCTCGACCACAGGTTCCTCGGGATCCTCGGGATCTTCCAGCTCTCCTGGTCCTTCCAGCTCTCCCAGTCCTTCCAGCTCTCCCGATCCCGTGGGTTCCCCGACACCTTCGGGTTCGACACCGACACCGGCTCCGACACCATCTCCAGCACCGGCTCCAGCTCCAGCTCCAGCTCCAGCACCGGCTCCAGCTCCTCCACCTCCTCCACCACCTCCAGCTCCACCCGCGGTACAAACCCTCAGGTCGAAAGCGCGATCGGGTGCATTCGAAGGTGATTATATGGCATGTTATAATGATCCTCTCAGAGAAGGGGACTGGGGTGCAAATGGGCGATTTAATTGCTGTGAAGGGATCGGTGGTACTCCTTACCCGAAGCGATACGAGCCTGGTTACGAATTTTGCTACGATAACACCTAAGTTATTATTTGGTACTTAAAAGTCAGATAAAGACGAGGGGCTCTAT